TATAATACTCATCACTGTCGACTTCAATACCCTCTTGAGAAATATTGTTGTGTATAGTAATAGCAGCATTAGTCATGACCTCATCAGTCCCGAACCACGTATTTTCCTCAGCCCATTTCTTAGCTCTAGGTGTAATTTGTGGTGCCGTTTGTGATGTTTCCGCTGTTTGAGGTTCAGCTTGTACGTTTTGTTGTTGTTTACTTTTTTCTTCTTCAACTTTCTTTTTTTCTTCACGATTATTCATCTCTAATCTAGCTTTTTCTTTTTCGACAGCTAGTTGAGTTAATTTATCGTTAGCCTCCATAATTTTAGAAGCGTCTTGACTTTCGATTGCTGATTGAAGAGCTACTTTGACCTGTTCTCTCTGAGCGTCTACTCTAGCATCTAATTCTTTTAGATACTGATCGTCAGTAGAATTTAACTTTTTAAGATTAGTGTCAAATTTCTTTTGTATACCTTGTGCAAAATCAAGTGCTGCTTTTTCTCTTCTTTCAGCTTCTTTTTTTTGAAAGACAAGTTTATCAATTCTTTTTTGATAATCTCTTCTCGACTCATTAAGGTTTGGTTTTTCTTCTTCAGTTTTAGATTCAACTTTTTCCTCAACAGGAGTTTCAGGTTTATCTTCTGTAACTTCTATTTGTGGTTTTTCTGTTTTATCTTCTTCTGGTTTATCGTGTCCTGTATATCCTAAATCAACTTCACCAACATTTAAATTTGGTGCTTCTTCTTTTTTTGATTTTTCTTCTACAGATACATTTTCTTCTTTAACATTATCGGTATCTAACTCTACCTCATGTTCTTTTGCCATAAGTGCTTCTGCACTATAGTCTTTTACTTCTGCCATTTTTATTCTCCTTTATTTAAAATAAATGGAGAATATCTTCTGGCTTACCTATAGTTCCTATGATCTCGTCATCATTGAGTATTCGGTGCTCACCGAATTTAGTTTGAAATCTACTTCCAGAGTATCTGCCATAAATAACAAATTCTCCTTCTTTACACCAAGCACCTTTAGGAAATTTTTCTTTATCTTGATAACAAAGGTCACCCTGTTTGACAACTAATCCAACGACAGTTGTCATTTGAATTTTGTCTTGAGTTTCGTCTGCTAAGATTACACCGCCTTTTGTTTTTGCTTGTCCTGACCAAGGTCTAACAAGCATACGGTATCCTACTGGGTTGGGTATGATTTCAAGATATTCTTTGATGCCTTTGGGATCTGTTGGAATCTGTGATTTAACCTCTTCCTTGTTTTTTTCGTTTCCGAAATCAGTAAGTTTAGGTTTTATCAATTGTACCATCGTTATCCTCCTTTTGCAGGTTTTTAATATCCTGAAGCAGCGTTTCTAAGGCGCTGAGTCTGCCCCTACCATACATCAGTTGTTCTACCGTTTCAACCCCATAGCAGAGATGATCTTTTATATCTTTAATTTGTTTATTAATTACATTAACAATCTGTTCTTTAGTGTGATAATCCAACATTAATTATAATTTGAATTGTTGTAGTACTTCTAACTTTTCTTCTGCTTCTGAAATTTTTGTAATTAATTTATCTATTTCATCTAAGTGTTGAGGATGCTCTCCGATTGCTACAGGTTTTTCTAAATATATTTGAATAGTAGCATCGGCTTCAGATATCTGAGCATTATATCTATCTTCTAAAGCTTGTAAAAGTGTAGATCGAAGATTCATACAGAATCTATATATTAATTATAAGGTTTGTAAATACTTTTTATTTTACCTTGTGCCTTTAATTTTTTAAGGTCGCCTTTTGATAGTTTTGAATAATCAACTTCCTCAAATTGTTGAATATGAGGATCAGTTTGATTTTTAGGTTTAAATAAATTTTTAAGCCACTTCCACATTATATTTTTTGCATCTCTGGGTTAGTTGATAAAATATTTTTTTCTGCTCTAGGTCTAGCTACTGAATCTTTACTTCTTTTTCTAAGTTGAGCAATAGCAGATTCTTTCATCTGTTTTTCTTTTTTAAGTTTTTGTAGATCTCTTTCTAGATTCATTTTTTATCCTTATTCATTCCGCCTCTGAAGATTTGAGTTCCCTTAATACCATAGATGCTCGCCACGACAAGGATCCACAAATTTGTAAACCATGATGGGAGCTGCGAGAACATCTCGAAGAACAATTTAACCTTGTCCATAGCGGACGGATCATCGCTGACAACTGCCCAAGCTAAAATTGCTATGGGCAAACTTAAAATTAATAAAACTGCCTCGTCCTTCCAGTCCGATTGACGTGCTTCTAAAAGTTTTCCTTGGTAAGCTTCCTTACCCTCGGCCATACGAGATGCATGCATAAGCTGTGCATCTGACATAGCTATTTTTGTCTTCTGCTTGTTAGCATAAATTTTACTTCCAGCAGAGACTGCGAGTTTGATAGCTGATAACCACATTATTTTTTATATCCTCCTCTTTTCATTTTTATTGGAGGTACTTGAGGGTTAGGTCCTCTCTTTGGTGGTGGTCCATAACTTATACCACCTGATAAACCTCCAACTTTGTAAGCTACAAAATTAAAAAAATTATCTTTAGGTTTTATTAATAAGGGATCAACTGGTTTAGTTGCTGCGATTGGAATAATTGAAGAGTTATTATTGTCTCCTCCTCCACCTCCAATAGGAGTTATAGGTGCGTTACCACCAAACCCTGCTTTTTTTAAATATTTTTTACCCTCTGGTGAATTAGGTTGCAAAACCTTACCTGTGGTTTTGTATTTGTCTCTGTACAAGCCTTCTTTTTTCGCAAACTTCTGTCTACCTTTATAATTTTGTTTAGCTGCAAAATTTATTGCAGTACCTAAAAAAGGAATTCCTAAACTTCCTACAACAGTGGATGCAACAGTACCTAAAGGTTTTTTAAATGGAACATCTTTGACTGCAGGACCAATTTTACTTCCTCCACCATTTCCACCTCCTTGATTAGCACTCTTATTTACGGAAGGACTTTTAAAATCTGATTTTGAAGCATCCATTCCTCCACCACGAAGTTTTCTAATTTTTCTTTTCATTATTTACTTTGTCTTTTTTTAATTCTAGCAATCTCAAGTTTCTCATCAGCAATTCTAATTCTTTCTGCTGCTTGATCTTCATTGTTTTCTAGTTTCATTTTTTCAATATCTAATCTTTCATCGATTTCATTTTCTCTAATCTCATTAGAATTCATATCTTGTTCTGCTCTTCTTTGAATATCAATTGCTTTTAGATCTAATTCTCTTTCTTTTAATGCAACTAGTGGATCTTTCTGTTGACCCATAGCTTCACCTTGAGCAAGTTGTGTTGTTATCTCTGCAACTCTTTTTGCAATCATAGAAGCAACTTGAATCTCTGCTCCTTCTGGATCTTGTTGTAACATCTGTTGCATTTGAGGATCATTTTGAATCATTGCACCAACTTCTCCTTGTGCTTTTAATGAAACGTGCTCAGATATGTGTGCTTGTAGAGCTGAATACACTTGAGGATTAATTTGAACCATTCTTGTTTGCATAAATGCTACATGAGCTGAAATATGTGCGTCATGATCTTGAGTTGGAAATGCTCTTAAAGGTTTTTGCATTAAAGCTTCCATATTCTCGGTCGCTGGATCTTTAGGAGTTGGTTTTTCTTGTGGAATAAGTAATTGATCTATGTCTTGAGTTCCTAATGCTTCATATACTCTACGATATGCCTCTCTCAAGTTGTGCATCATAGGATTTGACATAGCAATCTTTAAATTTTCGTTAGCAAGCGTTACTCTTTGTGCCATACTCATAATATTTGGGTCGGCAACCGGTATTACATCTACTCTATCATCGAAATCAGTTTGTTTTACTGCTTGATCGGCACCATATACTGAATATGGGTACACCGGTGGTAGATATGTACCAAATACTTTTGATAAAAGTCTAAATTCTCTTCTCATTGAGTAGTAACATCGCTTGTGTATTGCGCTCATGACCCTCGAACCACGTTCCAATAAGGACACAGTGGTACCAACAGCTCTATTTTGCATGTCATTACCTGTATCCATGTTAGTAATTGCTGCAAACTTCTGTCCTGCGTTAACAACAAAGCCCATTAATTGATATAATGTAGCTGATGGCTCTTTAAAAGGTAAAATTTGAAATTGATCTTTGATGTTACCCCCAGGTGCATCCACATCTCTGAACTCTCCTGGTTGAAATGGTTGGTCATCGTCTCTAATTCTTATACCTCTAGACTTAAATCCTGCAGGTAAGTTAGATAATGTACCTGCATCTAGTAATTGTCTTAGTGATTGTGTTGCAGTTCTAGATAATCCACCTATCATGTGTGTTAATCCAAAACCATAAAAACCTAATCCTGGTAAAAATTTAAAATGTACAAAGTATTCTTTTCTTTTTTT